CTACAATCAACGAATCGGTCATAACTTTCAATTCTTGATTTTCGGTTGTCAACTTTTGGTTTTCTTGTGTTAATTTATTGTTTGATTCAGTCAAAGTAACATTTGACTCTACAACTTTAACGTGTCCTGTTCCGGCAAATAAAATATTTAATACAACAAGGATAACTACACTTCCTAGAACTGAATATAAAATTTTATTTGATTTACTCATTATCTTTTCTGTTTTATTGAAGATTGAAGAATAATATCTTTTAGATCTTGAAGTGCTCTAGTATTATTATCTACAGAATTTTTCATATTTACAGCATCATTTTTGACGTAATTATTTAATTCTTTTTGTAAATCCTCAACTTGAGATTTTAATCTATCTTCTGAAGCTATTTGTCTTTTCAACAAAAACCATAGAGCAGCTCCTAAACCTAATGTAATAACACCCAAAGCCCCATATTGGGTAAGGGTTTCAAATATTCCGAAAGATGGTACTGGTGAAGCTTGTAATAAAATCATTTGTTCTTATCCATTTCATCTAATTTTCTCTGCAATCTGTCTTTTTCATCTAAATGTCTTTTGATGAATATCCAACATACTGCTCCTAAAGCTAAAGCTGCTAATCCTAAGGCACCGTAATTGGCTAATTGCTCAAAAATTCCGAAACTAGGAACATTGTTTGTTACTGCTGTCGAAATGCTGTCTGCTACTGTTGTTGTTAAAGTATCCATAATGTTTTTGTTTTGTTTATTAGTAAATATTATAAAAAATTTTTACTTTTATCTATGAAAATTATAGTAATATGAAAAAAGCTAAATTTGAATATCTAAAAGAAGACGGATCAAAATCAGAAAGACTTATTATTAATCCGTCATTTTTAAAAGAAAGTTTTAATTCTTACAAAGACTTTAATAAAAATGATGTAAAATACCTTTCTGGTTATGAGATTAATCCAGAGGGTTTATCTCAAGAACAACTTCTTGCTTATGAAAACTGCATAAAAGAGTATTATTCTGACATTTTTATGACTTTAAATGAATTTTTGGAGTCAAAAGGATTGAATCCGAAAAATGTAAACATGAAATCTTTCAAAAAAGAAGGTATAAAAAATCTTAATATAATAGAATAATTTTCTTGCTATTTATTATTAAATAAGATAATATAATGGCAAAAATTGATATCAGATCCTTAATTAAAGAAGAAGTTAGGAAAATTATGTCTGAAATGCCCGGAGACGGATATATTCAGGAAAGGCCCCTGACACCTGCCGAAGAAGAAAAGAAAGAAGAATTGGTAAAAGCTCTTAAGTCTAAGTATGGAAAAACTCCAAAAACTTACGCTATAGCTACAGCCCAAGCAAAGAAATTAGCCGAAGATCAAGATGAGAATTTTGATATGGAAGATATGGATTCATATGATAGTAAAATAATCTCTCCAAGAGATGGAATAAATGCTTCTGATAAATTTTTAGCAATTGTTTTCAAAAATAGTGAGGTAGACGATAATAAATATTTTGACACAGAAGATGAAGCAAAAACTTGGTGTGATGATTGTTGTGCTAAAGGGGCTAATATGGAAGAGAGAATGTTAGCATTTCCTGACAAAACAAGAACTCCGGGAAGAAATAAAGAAAATTTACCATATCATTCACCTGTGTCAAAAACATTAGATGAAGTTGATGAAGATTTAGAAGAAGAATTAGAATTTTCAGATAAATACGATGAAGATCCTGCCCTTAAAGGTAAACAATCAGAACTTCCAGATGAATTGCAAAAAGCTATAATTAATAAAAAAAATAAAAAAGAGATAGACGAAGAAAGAATGTTACCCCACCCTTCAATAAGAGTTTCTGGAACACGTCGTCATCATATATTACCAAATCACGCACCTGTAACAACATCACCTTCTAAAGGTAAAAAATAATTGTTCATAGTTTTAGTTGATTTTTAGTTGTTAGATTGAGCCCACTCCTTAAAAAAGAGTGGGTTTTTTTAAAAAGAAAATATGTCAAAATCCAAAATAAACTGGTTGTTAAAACAGGAGAAAAAAAAATTAAAGATTCCAAAAACTCCAACTCAGAAAAAAAACTATGTGGAGAAACAAGCAAAAAAAATGTATTGGAACCCCACTGGTCCCGAAATTCGTTTAGGTGAGATATTGAATGAAATGGATATATATCATTTCAGTCAAAAAATTATAAAAGATAAAATATTTGATTATTTTGTACCTAAAGCTAATCTTTTAATAGAAGTTGATGGTGATTATTGGCATGGGTTTGGAAAAGAATATTCTGAACTAAATGAAATACAAAAAAGATCTAAAAGAAACGACAAAGATAAAGATATAATAGCTAAAGGTTTGGGCTATGAAATTTTGAGATTTTGGGAACATGATATTTATGATAATCCCGATTTTATAAAATCAGAAATTTTAAAAAAAATAAATTAATAATTTACATTTTTCGTTTATTATTTAATTTTTATCATATATTTTTTTTGAAATATAGTTATAAACAAAAATAAATTATGAGCGAACAAGATAACGTCATTAACCTTGGTCAGAAAAGACCTGTTGATCAAGAAAAAGTAAATGTTGCTGCTGCTGCAATGAACAATGCAGAAATTCCAGAATACATGTTAAATCAAATTGTAGATGATGAATTTCCAGTAATAACAGACACAGTGCAATTACCATCAAAAGGTGTTTTCTACAGAAATAAACAATCTGTAGTAAAAATTAAACATTTGACAGCTGAGGATGAAAATATTCTTACCTCTCCTGATCTAATTAGAAACGGAAAAGTATTAGATGTTCTTTTAGATAATGCAATTATTGATAATTCATTGAATGCTGATGATATGGTTGTTGGCGATAGAAATGCAGTATTGATGTATTTGAGAAAAGAAGGTTATGGTGATGATTATGAAGTAAAAATCAACTGTCCTGATTGTAGTGAAGATTTTTCTACAATCGTAAAAATTTCTGAAATAGAACCAAAACCATTAGAGTCTATGCCAGATAGTAATGGAGAATTTTTTGTTGATCTTCCCAAATCTAAATGGAAAGTAAAATTCAGATTATTGAATGGTAAAGATGAAAATTATCTTTCTCAACTTTCTGGAAAAAACAAGAAGGGTAAAAAGGGAGTTGTATATTCCAACCTCTTAACTGAAAGATTTTTATTACAGATTATGGAAGTAAATGGAAATAGAGATAAACTTCAAATTAAAAAAGCAATTTCAAATATGCCTGCTATCGATAGTTTATATGTAGCTGAAGTTGAACCGGGGTTGAAACTCGAAACAAATTACACATGTACAAATTGTAGTCATAATTTTGATGGTGATATTCCTATTACACCAAAATTATTCTGGCCTAATGCCAAAATTTAATTATTAAAAAAAACTATGTGAATTTTAACTTTATACAAAACATAGATGTCCCATTCGACGCAATTACCTTGCCTAGTATGGGACTTTTTTATTCTTCAAAAACCTCGGTGTTGTATGTAAAATATATAACCGCAAGGGAAGAGAATGTATTGACCCAACCTTCCTTAATGGAAAATGGATATGGTTTAGATTTAGTTTTAAATTCTGTAATTATAAATAAGGAATTTGATATAAATGATTTATTGGTTGGTGACAAACAATCAATTTTACTATATTTAAGATCTACATCTTATGGTGATAATTTTCCGATAATTACAGAATGTCCAAGTTGCAAAATTACTGGTGAAACTAAATTTGAATTATCAAGTTTAGGAGCAAAGGAAATAACAGAAAAGCCCGATGAAGATGGTTTATTTACTTTTGAAATGCCTAAAATGAAATTAAATGGCGAAAAAGTAATAATCAAATTTGAACCTTTGAGAGTAAAACATGAAAAAAGCATAAATGTCTCGATAGAAAAAGAGAAAAAAGATAATAAAAAATATAATTCAAGTGTTACCTTAAAATTTCAAAATCAAATACACAGTATAAATGGAATTACTGATAAGATATATATATCGAAAATTATAAAGAAATTTCCTATTAGAGATTCAACTGATTTGAGAGAGTATATGGAAATGGTTGAGCCGGGAATTGATAGTAATATACCAATAAAATGCAATAATTGTAACGAAGAGTATTCTACTTATTTATACATAAATGATACAATTTTTACACTTGATCCTTCTTATAAATCAAACTTGTGGGAGGAAGTTTTTTTAATTTGGTACTATGGGAAAGGTGTAAATAGAGAAGATATTTACAACATGTCTACGGTTGAGAGAAGGTGGTCATTACAAAGAATTTCAGAAGAAATTGAAAAAAGAAATCAAGCAGAACAATCTGCAGCTGACAAAGCTAGAAGAAGTTAATTAAATATTGTTTTTTGATATAAAATTGTTTATTTTTATAAAAATATATTAAAAAATGGAAAAAATAGATTTCAATAAAGAAACCTTAATTAAACTTTGGGAGGTTTCGGTTCAAAATATGAACCCGGATGTATCTCATGATGTATCTGAGACACCATTAATTAGTTCTTACAGCATTCAATTACCATCTTTTTTAGCAGAGCCAATTCTATGTA